TGATTATCCATGCTTCCCTCCGATGATTATTTTAAGAGACGGCTCTAATGGGTGATGCCTACGCCGCTTTGTTGGCTTTTCTAATGCCGATGCGGAGAGCCGTCTCTTAAAATAATGAGCGGTTTTGAGAGTCGCTCAGCTCTGCCGGTCTCCGCACGTGCGAGCGGGCTGGTTAACGTGCGCCACCACGATCCCCCACATCTCCACGAACTACGCAGTTTCGGGGTGATAATTGCCGCTGTTACCCGCGCGCGGCGCTCGTAACGCACATCCATGAGCGTCATTACTCCGGATATCGTGGAGCTTCTCGCACGGCTTTGGCGGGCTCCCTCTGGTTTTCACGATTTGCATGATGCATCCTGAGCTGGCCTGGTTCGGCCAACGGGTTTTTGTTCAAAGGCGCGACAAGTCCCGTCAGGTAGGCACTCAATGAATATGTCTCGATCGCTATTCAGCATTTGACTGACAGCGCCCTGTGTGACGCCAAGAAGAGCAGCGGCCGCCCTCTGTTTGTGGGTTGTGACGAACTCTTGGAGTGTGATTGTGTTTTTCATGTTTAGGAGATTAGTCCAACTGATATTCTAGTGCAAGCAAAATTTATTAAAAAAATATCAGTAGCTCTTATTGACTTTATAGATCAGTGCCGCTAATATTCACCTCATACCAACTGCGAGGTGATTCCAATGACAGCAACCCACGACGCCATTTTCGAATGCGGCAAGCTTTGCCAATCCTGCCCGAATTTTTCCCTCGAGGCTCAGCCATCTGGTGAAATTTACATCGGGTGCGAGTCATCTGAGTGCGGGCATGCCTCCCTGCTCGAACAGGAGTCGTTAGATTTGCTCGATCGCGCCCGTGATAGTGGGTTCACTGCGGTTGCGGCACTCCTCAATCAGCACGATCTGTGGGAGGCAGCAGTCGAGGTAATGTTCATGGCGGCTGGCGGATGGGTGCGCGATGCGCGAATCAAATTTGTTGACGAGCATTTGGCGCCCGCTATTTATCGGAGTGGGCTGCCAGAAAGACAGGAGCAGGCAGCGTGAGAGTGGGCGACGTAATTCAATGCGAGTTGTTCGGTCGTGGAGAGATTATCGGCGCCACCTACAGCGGGGAATACGTGGTGTGGTGGTATCAGCGCTGTGCGATCACAACAGCGAAAGCAGCTGGTTTAATAGCGGCGCCGAAACGCGCCAAGGAACGAGCATGAGATGGATGACTTCGAGGGAGGCGCTTTTACAGGCGTATCTCCGGGATATGTTTTGGTCTTACCTGGTTGGGCGGAAAATGGATTACACGATCGCGCGACACAACACAGAGAATCTCTACAGGGGGCAAAAATGAGGCAAGTAAAATATAAAACTAGCGTGAGAGACAAAACAGGGTTATGGGAGTTAATAGATGGAGGAACGGCGCTCTTTCACGCATGGGGCGTACAGTACGAAGAATTCGAAAGCGGCCCTGGAAATTTTTCTGTTGCAATCCTTGAGCTGGATGACGGATCAGTGATCACTGTCCCGGCTGGTTTTGTAACATTTTTGGAGCCGCCAAAATGATAATGATCGATCAGAAACACCGGTTTATCAAAAAGCGGAGCGCGCTCTCTGTGGCGCTAGAAATAATGGTGGGCGCCGTTGTGCTGTTGGCTTGGGCGTTTTGTCTTAGTGAAACGTATTTTGGGTGGGTGTCATGAATGATCTTACAGTGTTAGAAAAGCCGCTGACTGCGCTCGAAATCAGAACGCAGGTCAATACTATTCAAAGCGTTTTGAAAGAGGTGATGCAAAAAGATGTGCATTACGGGGTAATACCCGGCTGCAAGGAGCCGTCGCTCTACAAGCCTGGAGCTGAAAAGATCATGGCAACGTTTCGGCTTTCGGCTGAGCCGTTTGCGACGGATCTCTCCACCCTCGACTGCATCCGCTATCAGGTGACGGTGCGGCTTGTGTCGCCGACCGGCGTGTTTGTTGGCGCCGGTATCGGAGAATGCTCAACAAACGAGGACAAATACAAATGGCGCCGCGCCGTGTGCGATGAGGAGTGGGAAGAAACTGAACCATCCCGACGCCGGGAAAAGTGGGGGCGTGACTGGAAGAAAAACCAGTCATACAAAACAAAGCAGGTGCGCACAGAACCTGCGGATCTCGCAAATACCGTGCTCAAGATGGCGAAAAAGCGCGCCCAGATTGACGCGGTGCTCACAGCCACCGCTGCCAGCGACATTTTCACACAGGACATCGAGGACCTACCAGCGGAATACTTGCAGGATGAGCAACCGAAACAGCGCCCCGCCCCGCAGCCGAAAACCGTTTCTGATATTCAAAAAGGTTTCGCAAACGAAAAGCAGCAAAACCTTCTTTTTGCGAAGCTGAAAAATGCTGGAAAAACAGTTGAGGATCTGTGTGAAGCATTCGGAATCACCGCACTTTCCGAACTTCCGTTTGCAAAAGTTAATGATGCGATTGCGTGGATTACCCAATGATATCTTTTGACGATGCCACCCACACCTATACCGTTGACGGAGTTCGAGTTCCGAACGTCACCAGCATAATGCGCGGAATCGTAGATTATTCCGGCGTGCCGAAACATATTTTAGATGAGGCAGCGGAGCGCGGAACATACGTCCACAAATGCTGTGAGATGTTCTTGTGGGGCACACTGGATGAATCATCAGTGGAGCCGGATTACGTGCCTTATCTCGACGCGTTCAAACTGTTTTTGACAGATACCGGTTTCGAAGCTGTACATATTGAGGAGCGGATCTACCACCCAGACCTTAAATATGCCGGAACCGTTGATATGGTCGGCGAACTTGCCGGGAAGGTTGCTTTGATAGACATTAAGACAACCTTCAAACTGATGAAAAGTACAGGCCCACAAACCGCCGCATACAAAGACGCCTGGGAGAAATCAGGGAACCCGCCGATAGATTGGCGCTACGGCCTGCAACTTAAAAAAGATGGCACCTACAATCTGGCGCCAATGAAATCACCGATCGATTTAAATATTTTTCGAAGCTGTTTGGCAATCCACAATTACATGATGGAGAAATAAAATGGAAGTGCAAACTGAAGATAAAAGCGAGATCAACGCAATCCAATCTCTGCCCGAATTATATCGCAATTTTGAGATAGTCACGGCTGATCACTGCCAGCAGGCGGCAACCGTATTATCTGACGCTAAAAAGCGCGTTGCGGTGTTGGAGGAACGGCGGAAACAAATCACAAAGCCGCTCGACGATGCCAAGAAATCCGTAATGGATCTGTTCCGCCCCGCAACCGATGCGTGCGCGGCGCTCGAAAGAATTATCAAGCCGAAGATCGCGCACTACCACAACGAGCAAGAGCGAATTCGGCGCGAGGCGCAAGCCAAGGCTGAGGAGGAGGCGAGGAAAGAGCGGGCACGGTTAGAGGCGCAAGCCGCCAAGGCGCGTGAAAAAGGCAAGGAGGAGCGCGCCGAGGCGCTGGAAATTAAAGCCGCCACCACCGTTGCTGTGACTCCTGCGATCGCCACACAGAAAATCACCGGCGCAAGCGTGCGCAAGGTGTGGAGCGCGGAGGTGATTGATGTGATTGAGCTGTGCAAAGCGATCGTTGCCGGGGATATTCCGCCCACAGTGATTGATTTTAAACAGTCCGAATTGAATCGCCTCGCAACCACCTGGCAAAACAATCGCGCATTTCCTGGTCTGCGCATCTCCCAACAGTCCGTTGTCATGAGTCGATAATATGATAATCAAACGCCCCCACGAACTCCCAATTAACGGCTGTCTAGTTGAAGTAATGCTGGCAATCGAAGGCGATTACCAGCCGCACCGAAAAGCCACTCTCACCGATCCAGAGGTTGATGCCGAATTCAAGATTAGCGGGATTTACTTGGGTGGTGCTGATATTTCTGGAGTGTTCGGCAAGCCTGATTTGCGTGAGCTAGAGGAAAGTATTTTGGTTGAGATTATTGAAAGGGGATCGGAATGAGTTACGCAACTTTTCTCTCTCGCAAAAAGTTTATTGATCGATCATGCGGGTTCGATCCGGGGGATATGCGCTACCCGCTCAAGGATTTTCAGCGTGATATAACCGCATGGGCTTGCAGAAAAGGGAAGTCAGCGATATTTGCCGACACAGGACTCGGCAAAACGTGGATGCAGCTGGCGTGGGCTGACCTTGTGTCAGCGCACGCTGGCCCTGTGTTGGTTTTGGCGCCGCTTGCGGTGAGTGAGCAGACCATTGGAGAGGGCAAAAAATGCGGGGTGTACGTCGAGAAAATAACACCATCCACAATTATCGATTGCGGGGTTTATATCACAAACTATGAGCAGCTCAGCAATATTGACACGTCGAAATTTGCCGGGATAGTTTTGGATGAATCGTCAATACTGAAAGGTTTTGACGGGAAAACCAGAAAACTGATCACGGAGTTGTTTTCCGAAACCCCTTACCGACTATCCTGCACCGCCACACCATCCCCTAACGATCTGATGGAGTTCGGAACGCAGGCTGAATTTCTCGGAATAATGAGCGTAACCGAAATGCTGGCTACGTTTTTCACGCACGACGGATCAGGTACATCTAAGTGGCGACTGAAAGGACACGGCAGGACCAAATTTTGGGAATGGCTATCAACGTGGGCGATATTTATCAGATCCCCTTCTGATTACGGGTACGACTCCACAGGCTACGATCTCCCGCCACTGATTTATCATGAGCACATTATAGAAAGCGGGGTTAAAGATGGTTTGCTACCGTGGATCGCTCAAGGGTTATCTGAGAGGCAAAAGGCGAGACGCGAAACGATTAATTCGAGAGTCGAAAAAGCTGCTGAGATCGCTAATTCCATTAGCGGCCAATGCCTGATTTGGTGCCACCTAAACGAGGAATCCGAAAAGCTCGAAAACAGAATCAATAACTCTGTGCAGGTATTCGGATCTCAGAAAGCAGAAACAAAAGCAAATTATTTATTGGGTTTCGCGTGTGGTGATGTTCACCGACTAATAACCAAACCATCAATCGCGGGGTTCGGAATGAACTGGCAAAACTGCCGAGATATGATATTCGTCGGCTTGAGCGATTCATTCGAGCAATATTACCAAGCAGTTCGCCGCTGCTGGCGGTTCGGCCAAACGATGCATGTTAACGTGCATATTGTTTCGAGCGATTCCGAAGGTGCTGTAGTTGCCAACATCAAATCAAAAGAATCAACGCATAATTTAGTTGCTGCTGAAATGCTGCGAACGGTAAAGCAATTCAGAACTGATCTGAAATCAACAGTTACCGAAAAGAATATTTATATCCCAAACAAACAGATGGAGCTTCCACGATGGATGTGATAAATCAGGTTATTACCGATAAGTATGCTCTTTATAATGGGGATTGCGTCGAAGTAGTTTCATCACTGAAAGATGATAGTGTTGATTTTTCTATTTTCTCGCCGCCTTTCGCGTCTCTTTACACGTATTCGAACTCAGATCGGGATATGGGAAACTGCACAGATAACGCTGATTTTTTTGCCCATTTTTCGTTTTTAGTCGAACAGCTTTACCGTGTTATTCGACCTGGTAGGCTGGTTGCGATTCACTGTATGAATTTACCGTCATCAAAGCAAAAAGACGGATTTATTGGGCTGAAGGACTTTCGCGGAGATATTATCAGAAAATTTCAGGAATACGGTTTTATATATCATTCTGAGGTTTGCATTTGGAAAGATCCCGTGGTTGCAATGCAGCGAACAAAAGCTATAGGACTGCTGCACAAACAGCTCAAAAAGGATAGCGCGCTCTCTCGTCAAGGAATAGCTGATTACCTGGTAGTTATGCGCAAACCTGGAGAGAATACCAAACCAATTGCTGGCGAGCTAAAGTATTTTGTAGGCGATGAGTTGATGCGTAATTTCTGCGAGATTGTTCGGCATGACGGGAGAGTGGCGCAGATACCAAATGGCAACGGATCATCAGTGATTGATATTTGGCAGCGCTACGCATCGCCGGTTTGGCATGATATCAATCAGAGCAACACTCTCAATTTCCGTGAAGGTAGAGAGTCAGACGACGAGCGCCACATCTGCCCGCTGCAATTGGACGTAATCGAGCGATCGATACAGCTTTGGAGTACGCCTGGCGATGTTGTGCTAACACCGTTTTTAGGCATCGGTTCTGAGGCGTACTGCGCCGTTTCTGCGGGGCGACGAGCAGTTGGTGTCGAGCTAAAGGAGTCCTATTTTAATCTCGCTGTTCGCAACCTAAAAAGCGCTGAAATGCAGCAGTATGATTTATTTGAATCGGTTGCGCAATGAAACACTATCTCAATCGCACCTTACAGTGGTCCTTTTTCATTGCGATCTACGCAATTTTTCTCGCGTCGTTTGTTCCGGCGTTCCACACGCATTTTGTTGCGAGGATCGGATACGTGGAATTTAATGCGGCGGCTTGCGTCGTGTTTTTGCTTTGCGCTGCGGCGCTTTGGAGGCTGGAGAGATGATTATCAAACTAACGTTAACAGATGGGCGGCCCGCACTGTTGAACATGGTTGGCCCGTTTTCAATAGTGCCGCACCCAAACGGGCTCGAAACATATATTAGTTTTGTGTCGAGTGACGGGACCTATACAGTTAAAGAAACGCCAGATCAGATACTCGAAATGCTGAGCGCGAAATTGTGCAGCATCTGCTCTGTTTCGTTTTGCACCCGCGCAATTGAGAAAGCTGTGCGTAATGAGACGTGTAAGTGGACCGGTGATTTTGTGCAACGTGCCCCAAGCTGTTGCGTAACGGCCCTGTGGGCGCAAGATGCGTTACCGCCCCCGCACTGCCCTTGGTGTGGTAAAAAAGTGGAGGTGGTGTGATGTTGCAACTGATAAGTTTTTCGGGCGGTTTGGGATCTTTTATGGCTGCGCATTTAACTGTTCGAGATTACGGAGCGGAAAGTTGTAAGTTAATATTCTGCGATACCAAAACGGAAGATCCTGACTTGTATAGATTCGTAGACGAAACCAGCATCCTATTAGGGTGCGAAGTGGTTAGGTTATGTGATGGTAGGACGATCTGGGAGGTATTCACAGATGTTCGCTTTCACGGTAACAATCGAATCGACCCCTGCTCAAGAATTCTAAAACGCGATCTGTTTAAGAAATACGTGGCATCAAACTATATTCCTGATGAGTGTAATATCGTGGTCGGAATCGGCGGGGTTGAACAGCATCGAATGGTTGCTATTCATAGAAACTGGCACCCCTACACTGTAACTGCGCCATTAATAGACTCTGGGACTGATCGGGATGACATCCTAGATATCTTAGAGCGTAATCACATTGCACCGCCGCGCTTGTACGCGATGGGGTTCCCGCATAACAACTGCGGCGGGTTCTGTGTTAAAACAGGTCAGAAGCAGATGAAGTTGTTACTAGATAAACTCCCAGAGGTGTATGACTATCACGAACAAGCGCAAGAGAAACTATTCAGAGATATAGACTCCCGCCACGGTTTTATTCGAAAAACGATAGCGGGCAATTTACAGTATCTATCGCTGCGGGAATTTCGAGAGCTTACGCAATCCGGTGAGCCAGTAGATCAGTATCAAGAAGATGGGTGTAATTGTTTTGTTTAAACGTGGAGGAGGTGTGATGGAAAAAACACGCCATTACACTGAGTGCCCGAACTGCAAAAAGGGCATATATCTGCACCCGCAGACTATAACGTCACAACTCAGAGGGGAGTGTGAAAAATGCGGGATTACGATTTATCTAAATCTATGGAGTAGAGGCGATGAACCAAGAACAAGCGAAGAGATTAATTGAGCTGGCTGAGCAGATTGGGTGGAAGCACTTTCGACACGAGTTAGAAAAAAATAAAGATCACATTAAATATTTTTCAAATTCTGGAATATATCAATTTATTGATTTTGATAATAAGTGGAGCGAATCGCGTTCGCTTGATTTTTGCAATCCACCAAACGAATACCGCCCCGTTCCCGCGCGCAAAATTGATGGAGAAAAAGCGATGAAGAGCGGCGCCTACGGAGTCGAATTCGATTTCGATGGCCGTAAAGGGGTGCTGATTGGGTTTTTTTCGAATTCCGAAATGCCTTTTTTGTTCGTCACGACGGCAGGGAAGCTCAGTAGAAGCGCTAGATGCGAACCGCTCCCCGGTTTCGATGTTCCTGAGTGCTGGTTGGAGGATGTATGAGTACACAAGTTAAGCACTCGTGCAATTGCGAAACAGGAGAGATAATGATTCGATCTGACATAACTGGGGCAATATTGATTCAAACAAAACTCCCCGTTACTGACGATCTTTTTGAGGTGTTTCAAAGCCTCGTTGATGCGTTCAGCGCCGCCGAGGAAATGCTATTATTTGAGCAGGTGTGCACGAAGGCTATGTTAGAAATGGATAGAATTAGAAATAGGGGGTGTTTATGATTCAGGAAATCACGTTAGCGGAATACCATAAACTAAAGCACCCGCTTGGTCATCCGACCAAGCAAACGATTCGAAATCACGTTCGGCGCGGAATAATACAGGGTCGTATCGTTCGCGTCGGAAGTCGAGATATGTTTTATATGCCGTTGGAGCCGACTCATGCTAATCCTGAGATTGCGGATATATTGAGGAGTACGATGTGAAAAAGTTTAAAATCAAAGTCCCGTTTTCTGGATATGTTCGCGGCGAGAAAACAATAATTCTCGAAGCGAGCACTAAAGAGGAAGCTTTAAAGGAGCTGAAAGAGTCCGATTATATTTGGGAGGCGGGAGTCGAGTGTAACTACTATAGAGAGGACATAGAGCACGCTTTTAACGAGGTCAGAATTGAAGAGATGGTGGTGAGCGATGACCCCGCGCAAACGCAAACGTAAAAACGAGGATCTCCCGCCGAATTTATACGTCGATGTAAAAAACGGCGCGGAATATTTTGTTTGGGAAAATCCGCTCACGCTCAAACGCAAATCGATCGGGACAGATCGGAAAGACGCAGTTAAAAAAGCGGTGCTGCTCAATGAGGCGATGCGGGAAATGGGCGTCACGTCGCGCACAACTCGGGTTGTGTCTAACACTGTTGCGGAGTTGGTCGGAAAGTTTGAAGCGGAGCGGCTCGCTCTATCTGTTCTCAACGAATCGAGGCCAGCCATATATCAAAGCAGATGGCGACACGAGCGGGTTCGATTCGATCTGGCAGCGTCGTATCGGCGCGTACGTGGCGGCGGGTAATGAGCGCTTTACCGAGCACGACATTAGAGCGGCTATCGGATCGGAAGCGGATTGCGTGGAAAGGGCGCAAGCTCTGCTTACCCACGCCAGCGCGGCGACGACTCAAAAACACTACCGGCGGAAACCCGATACAGTGGTACCGGCAACATCGAGCAAGCTGAAAGGGAAGATTTGACACCCGCTACCACCAATACGGGTGATGGTTGGGTGATATTTTTAACGTAGTGAAACCACAAAAAGGAGAGTGTAAATGTTAGATAATAAAATGATTGGCAGTTACGTAATTACGCGGTGCAGAGATGCCGGGGTCCACGCCGGTTATCTTGAGTCATACGAGGGGCGCGAATGCGTTTTAACAAAGTCGCGTCGGTTGTGGTACTGGAAGCCCGCAAACAGAAAAGCGTTTTTATCCGGCGCAGCGACAGACGGCTTGCACTCAGATAGCAAAATCGGAATCGAGTTGCCACGCATCCATCTGACCGAGAACTGTGAAATTATACAGTGTTCTGAGGCGGCGCAAAAATCTATCTCGGAGGCGCCGGACTATGAACCACGATAACATCGGCGACGGCTCCGGCGACGGCTCCGGCTCCGGCTACGGCTCCGGCGACGGCTCCGGCGACGGCTCCGGCTACGGCTACGGCTCCGGCTCCGGCTACGGCTACGGCTACGGCGACGGCTCCGGCTACGGCTCCGGCTACGGCTCCGGCTA